CTAAAGAAATGGGAGGCGGCTCTGGTCTCAAATATGCGGCCTCTACAATCATTTATCTCAGCAAAAAAAAGGAAAAGGATCAGAAAGAGGTTGTTGGAAACATTATCAAAGCTAAGACGGCTAAATCAAGACTCTCAAAAGAAAACAAAGATGTAAACATACGTCTCTATTATGATGAGAGAGGACTTGATAGGTACTACGGTCTCCTAGAATTAGGGGAGCTTGGTGGCCTGTGGAAAAATACTGCAGGTAGATATGAAGTTAATGGTAAAAAAATATATGGTAAAGAAATACTAAAGAATCCTACAGAATATTTTACTGATGATATAATGGAAAAACTTGATGGCATTGCCAAAGAATATTTCTCCTATGGAACGAATTGAAACCACTATCATCAGGAATCTAATATTTAATGAAGAGTATTCACGTAAAGTAATTCCTTTTATTCAACCAGAATATTTTGAGCAAAGAACAGAGAAGGTAATATTTCAAGAAATAGTACAATTTATAACTAAGTATGATTCTGCTATCACTATTGAAGCACTCAATATTGAAACTGAAAATAGATCAGATCTTACTGAAGATGAAATAAAACAGGTTAGAGATATTAATAATTCTCTGACCGACTCTGTTGTTGATAGACAATGGTTACTTGATTCTACTGAGAAGTGGTGTAGGGATAGAGCAATTTATCTTGCACTTATGGAATCAATCCATATTGCTGATGGTAATGATGAGAATAAGAATAGGGATGCTATTCCTTCTATTCTTTCTGATGCACTAGCAGTATCGTTTGATAATAATATTGGTCATGATTACTTAAACGATTATGAGGAACGTTATGATATCTACCACAGAAAAGAAGACCTCATCCCATTCGACTTGGAATATTTTAACAAGATTACGAAGGGTGGTATACCGAATAAGACTCTCAATATTGCTCTCGCTGGTACTGGTGTTGGTAAATCTTTGTTTATGTGCCATGTCGCTTCTTCCGTCCTCTTACAAAATAAGAACGTACTATACATTACGCTTGAGATGGCTGAAGAAAAAATTGCAGAGAGAATTGATGCTAACCTTCTCAATGTTCCTATACAGGATATAGTTGATCTTCCTAAACCTATGTTTGAGAATAAGGTTAATAATATATCTAAGAAAACACAAGGAACATTAATTATAAAAGAGTACCCTACTGCATCTGCTCACTCTGGACATTTTAAGGCATTGTTAAATGAACTAGCATTGAAAAAGTCATTTAGACCTGATATAATATTCATAGACTATCTTAATATTTGTGCCTCATCCAGATACAGAGCAGGAAGTAATGTTAACTCCTACTCATACATCAAAGCAATCGCAGAAGAATTACGGGGTCTCGCAGTTGAGGCGAACGTTCCGATTGTATCTGCCACTCAAACTACTCGCAGCGGCTTTGCTAGTTCTGATGTTGATCTTACTGACACCTCTGAATCTTTTGGACTCCCTGCTACTGCTGACCTTATGTTTGCCCTTATTTCTACAGAAGAGTTGGAGGGTCTGAATCAAATAATGGTTAAGCAATTGAAGAATAGGTACAATGATCCTACAATCTTTAAGAGATTTGTTGTGGGTATTGATCGTGCTAAGATGAGATTGTATGATGTAGAACAAAGTGCTCAAGATGATATACTTGACAGTGGACAAGAAGAAGAGTATAATCCTATTGAAGAAAAGAAACCTAAAAAATCTTTCGCTGAATTTAAGTTCTAATGACAAAACAAGTAGATACTCAAAAATATACTGAGTTTGTAGACGCAGTAACATCTCAAGAATCAAAGGATTATATTTCATTTAATTCTAGATGCTTTGGGATACAATCAGAAGAAGGTGGTGGTGATGGATTACCTGTTCATCGTTTATTAACTGCTGCTCTTGGTATCTGTGCTGAAGGTGGTGAATTTACTGAAGTAGTAAAGAAGATTGTTTTTCAAGGTAAACCAGTTAATGAAGAAAATATTTTTCATATGAAAAGAGAACTTGGAGATATTATGTGGTATGTTGCTCAGGCATGTATGGCACTTGATACAGACTTCAATGAGATTATTGAAATGAATGTAGAGAAGTTAAAGGCAAGATATCCAGGTGGAGAATTTGATGTACATTATTCAGAAAATCGTGCAGAGGGAGACTTATGAATTACTACGCATTATTAAGTGTTTCAGATAAAACAGGTATTGTTGATTTTGGAGAAGGATTAGTTCGTGCTGGATATACTCTTATATCAAGTGGTGGAACTGCTGCTGTTCTTCAGGCAGAAGGAATACCTGTAATGAAGGTATCTGAATATACTGGTTCACCAGAGATTATGAATGGAAGAGTAAAGACATTACATCCAAAGATTCATGGTGGTATTCTTGCTCAACGTGGTAATCCTGTACATGATATAGATCGTAAGGCAAATGATATTGGATTGATTGATATTGTTGCAGTAAACCTATATCCATTTAAAGAAACAATTGCTAACCCAGATGTAACTTTTGAGGAAGCAATAGAGAACATTGATATTGGTGGTCCTAGTATGGTAAGATCAGCAGCAAAGAATCATAAAGATGTTGCTGTATTAACTAATCCACATCAGTATGGAATTTTCCTTGATGCATTAAAAGGTAATATATCTTCTGTTACTGTTGAGCAGTTACGTTCTAGATTTGCAGCAGAAGCATTTAGACATACTGCTGAATATGATGCTGCTATTAATGCTTGGTTAGAAGATAGAGTTCTATAAATAAACGAAGTAACATTTTATACCATGAGAGATCAATTAATTAAAGCACTCCTAGCACATGCTCAAGGAGACATTGCAAAACATAAAGCAAATGTTGAAGTGTACTTGACTAATCCCGTTGGAATTGGTGAACACTCAAATGTTATGGAAGCAATAGAAGAAGAAATTAATATGATTGCTAAGTACCAAGATCAGATTGATGTAATAAATAAATACTTCAAAAAGTAATTGAAGTATGGCCGTTAAGCAGTGGTATTCTTTAAGGACAAATGAAATCCTAAAAAAGCTTAAGTCTAATGGAAGACTGCATGATTTTATGTGGACTTCTATTAGATTAATGCCAGAACGTGGTGGTACACAAGCCAATGGTAAACCCAAAATGGGAATGATTGGTGACAGGGATTGGAATGTTAATCATCCTGGTAATAATCCTTTTCATATTAAAGTAACTGAAAGGAATTGGAATTATTTTACTTCAGATAGACTTTCTCCTTTTCTTAATGCTGCTCATGATCTAAAGATATCATCTGATAGAAAAAACGCAACATTTAAAGTACCAGTAGATCCTAAAGCTAACAAACCTCAGTTTGTAAATATAAGACTTAGAAAGAGTGGTAAAGTAGAAGAATCAAAAGCAGGTACAGCAGAACAAGAACGTGGATCTGCTTTTATATTTCGTAGAGCACTTAATGAAAATGCAGGGTGGAGTAGTTGGGAAGATATTTTAGAAGATAATAAGACATTTCCTAAGTTGGTTGAGATTTTTGGTGGAGATGTTCCTCAAGATTGGTTAATAAGTTATTTTGCACAACAGAAGGTATTACTTGATGATGTTAAACCAGCACGATTCAGTGAGTTTAATCGTGATGGTGGATTCATGGATTTTATTACAAATTATATAAAAAGAAAGTTTGATATCAGACAAAAAGATACATGGAATCCTGCTGATATATGGATTGTAAGAGGACCACATCAAGTATTAGTAAACCAAATAGAAGATACAGCAAAAGGACCTAAAGGTACACAAACCATACATGAACTTAATGCAACATTAAGAGGAATGTATAAAGATAAAATGGTTATGGGTATATCATTGAAAAAGACAGGAAGAGTTGCTTATTATGAAGAAGTTAATATGGATGGAAATATTCCTGATACAAAAAATTATAATTATGATGTTAAGGAAAGTGATTTTGAGGCTAAGTTTGAGATAGTAAAGGATGGAATGTTTACTCAAGATGTCTTGATAAAAGTAGATGCTCAAGCACAAGAGTCAAAAGATTTTACATTCCAAATTAAAGCAAATAGTTCAGACTCTACTACAGGAAGTAACTTAAAGTTTGAGCCAACTATGAAAGGTGCTTCTGCAGCAAGATTAGGAAAAGCACCTGTAGATATGGTAGCTAAACTACTTAAAGATATGAAAGGTAGTGCTATATTTGTTAATGATTATAAATTGTATCCTAAGAATCTAATACAATTTAATGAGGATTTTAATAGAAAAGGTAAAACATATTTTAAGAATATAGTATTGCCAGACATATTACCTAAGATAACTACTGATCAAAAAAATGTCGAAAAGGTACTTGAGGCTATTTCAACTTCTTATGGTAGTACTAAAGATAGAACAACCAATACTAGATGTAAATTAATGGGATTAGACTTCTTTTATCAAGTATTTAAATTAAGTGATAAAGAAAGAAATGAGTTTGTAACAGACATGGTTTTTCTAGCACAGAAGAAAGCATTTAGTAAAGTAGATCATTTTGGACCTTTTGGAAAGATATACTAATGATAGAATTATTGATAAAATCTTTTGAGTCTAAGACAAAGAAACCAGCAGATAGATATGCTGAGTTTCTTTATCATTGTTATTATTCTTTTGATAAAATTAAGAAATCTAAAAATATGCTAAATAAGTATATTAACGATAGGGATTCCCTTGTCAGATATCTTATTGCAAATAAGGAAGTAATAACTTTAGAATTAACCAAATGAAGTCATTCTTACAATTTATATCTGAATCTACTGCTGTACAACAGGCCAAACGTATGGGTCTGGTTGGAGATGGTCATGGTGGATGGTATGATAAACAAGGAGAATTTGTAGCAAAGACTGAAGGTGGTAAATTAAAATTTTATAATAAGAGACAGAGACAAGGACAAGATCCACCACAGTCAGAAAAGGAAAAGAATCTTTCAACATCATCTTCTGAACCAGCACAAGGTAAAGAACAACCAGCAGCACCTGCTGCTGCACCAGCACCAGTTCCACAACAAGCTGCTGCTACTCAACAGGAACCTGTTCAACAAGGAGAAGAAGATCCTAATGCACCAGCATTATTAGAACCAGAACCAGTTGAAAAAACAAAAGGAACTCTTACTATTGCATTTGGTAGATTTAATCCACCAACAATAGGACATGAGAAACTTCTAAATCAGGTTGCTGCATCTGCTGATAATGAAGATTATATTATTGTACCTTCACGCAGTCAGGATACTAAAAAGAATCCATTAGATCCAGAATCTAAAGTTGAGACAATGAAAGCTATGTTTCCTAATCATAGTGATAAGATTGTTAATGATCCTGGAAGTAGAACTATCTTTGATGTATTAAAGAAAGCACATAGTGATGGATATGCAGGTGTAAGATTAGTTGTAGGTGGGGATCGTCAAAAAGAATTTGATAAATTGACAAGTACATATAATGGTAAGATGTATCAATTTGATAATCTTGAAGTTCAATCTGCTGGAGACAGAGATGATGAATCAGAAGATCCTATAGAAGCAATGTCTGCATCAGTACAAAGGAAGCATGTTGCAAATGGAGACTTTAATGCATTCTTTGGTAATCTTCATAGACCAGTAGAAACATTTGATGCTGATAATAAACCAGTAGAAGAACTACAACCAATTATTGATGAGAAGAAGGCAAAAGAATTATATCTAAAACTTCGTGCTTCTATGAATGTTAAAGAAGGTAATCTTTGGCAACTTGGATATAAACTTGATTGGAAAACTTTAAGAGAGAATTATATAAATGAAAAAATATTTAATATAGGGCAGTTAGTAGAGAATCTTAATACTGGATTAGTAGGACGTATTATTCGTAGAGGTGCCAATCATTTAATCTGTGTAACAGAAGATAGACTTATGTTTAAGTCTTGGATTAAAGATGTTACTGAGCACACTAAAGTATCTGGTGTTCCTGCAGATCAAAGACTAGTTGGTACTGACTCCTTACGTAAATATACAGAAAATTTAGTTCCTGGAAGTACGTGGGGAAAACAATTCATAAATAAGTATAGAAAAAAGTAAGTAGTTAATCTTCCAATGGAAAATACTGAAAAACCATCAGCACCTGAATCGTCTTCATCAGCTGGCGGTGCTAAAGAAAAAGTTGAAAAACAGGCAAGACAACTTGCTTACGATGTTAGGTATAAAACCAAACAGGCAATGTCTCAAAAGAGTGGTGGTCAATTAGATCCTGCTGCTGTAAGAAAGGCATACGCATCACAACTTGGTAAATCACCTGCTGCACCTGCTGTAAAGGCAAGAGCAAAACAGATGTTATTAGGTGAAGATATAATTGATGTTGATCGTATTGTTGCAGAAGGTGCTGCCAATGCAATGTACAAGGTATTTGTAGAGAAGAAAGGTTGTTCGGATAAAAAGAAAGATTATAAAGAAGAAGTTGAATCAATTTCAGAAGGTGATGAAAAAACTTATAAGATAAGAGTTACTGATAAGAAGACAGGTAATTCTTATGTAAGAATGGCAACCCGTGCCAAGATATCTGAGTTACGTGCTAACTCAAACATATCATCTGTTGAGATGACTGGTTATGGTGAACCAACAAAATCTGAAAAGCATAAGGGTACTCAGACTGCTGCTGCTAAAGCTGGTAAAGATTATGATGGTGATGGTAAAGTAGAATCATCAAGAGCAGAGTACAAAGGGTCTAAAGACAAGGCTATTAAAAAAGCATTAGCAAAAGAAGACTTTACTTGGAAAGATGCATTTGGGGAATTAATCGAAAAAAAGTCTGAAGATAAAAAGATAACAGGTAAAGGTGTAGATAATAGTAAACTTATCACAGTCTTCCCAAATGAAGGTGAAGATGTTAAAGAAGAAGCAGAAGCAAAAGCTCCAGCTGCTGAAGTTGATCCTCAACTTAAACAAAAACAGAAGAGGGTAGGTCTTGCTAAGAGACAAATTCTTCTAAAGAAAATGCAAGCAGTGAGAGCAGGTGCAGGTGAAGAAATAACCGCATCTAATCATTTAGAAGGTGAAGATATTGCTGATGCATATACAGTACATACTGCTGATAAGAAAGCTAATACTCCTGCATGGCAAGGATATAAGGCTGGTAAAAAGAATGTAAAAACTGGTGAACCTTTATATAAAAAAGGTGATGATGTAAAAGAAGATGCTGAATATGGTTATGATGAAGAAGGTAAGTCCTTAAATCCTAAAGACAAAAAGAAAGAGTCTAAGAAGGAAGAAGAAGATTACAGAGGCATGAAGACCAAAGTTGATTTGGTAAGAAATAAACTTCGTGCTATGGGACTTAATATGTCTCAAGAACCAGAAGGTGAAACTATTGAGGAAAGTGAGAAGGTAGCTCAAGGTGCTCTTAAGAGGGCAAAAGAATTGGGTGCTAAAAGAAGGCAAGCATCTTATAAAAAGTATGGTGCTAATGTAGGTTCACCAGGTAAGAATGAAAGAGCAGGATATAATCTTGCAAGAAAAGCAAGAAGTGCTGATTCTAGTCCAGAAACTCAGGTAACTAAGAAAAAGAAACCAGCAGGTTCTGATACTAGTCAAATAGGTCATGAAAGAAAGAGGGATGAAAAAACTGATACTGGTAAATCAGGTAAGAAACTTAAGACTCCTAAGTATAAGTTAAGTTTTAAGGATAGACAAACCCATCATACAAGATCTGCGTGGGATAGAAAGGATCCTAAAAAGAATCCTAAGCATACTGCAAATGAATCAGTTCAGAATGCATTAAATGCATTAGATACTTATATGAAGATGCATGAGCATCATCAAAAAGATGCTAATGGTAAAGTGATAGAGCATGGTGATGGTACACCAAGTTCTGTTGAAGAGGCAAAAGTTGAAAAGGGTTACATATCAAATCTCTCAAAAGCACAAGCAAGAAACGAAAGAAGATTTGGTAAAAAAGGTAGCACAACTCCTCAAGGATACTTTGGTCAGAAACCATCACAGGCAGCAGAACTTTCAGCAAAGAGGACTGCTGAACATAAAGCAAGACGTGGAGTCAAAGAAGAAGTTGTAGATGAAGCGAAAGTTGATACCGTAAAGTATGGTACATTGAGTAGTCCTGCAAAAGAAAAAGCACGTAACGAACGTAAATTTGGTAAGTTAGGTTGGAATCAAGCAGGTCAATCTCAACTAAGAAAAGGTTCTCATTGGGCTAACCGTGGTGAAAAAAAAGTAAGAGGTGCTAAACAAATAGATGAAGAAGGTTATGATCGTATGAGAGATGACCGTCTTGTTAAGTATGGTATAGGACATGATGGTTCTGACCGTAAAAGTACCCCAAGTAGACGTACACCTGACAATCAAAAGATCAAAGGTAAAACCGTTCTTCAGA